GAATGGAACGCGATTCTGAATAATCCCTTGCACGCCCCGGCCAGATATGCTATATTAAAGACACAAAAGGAACAACCGCCAAAGTGGTTGACCAATAAGTTAAGTTTTAAAACCGCCCTTACTCGCCAAAGTACAAGGGCGGTTTTGCTATGCTTTAAGCACTACTTTAAATTCGCGAATACGAATGTCAGCAATGCCAGAATGAACATTCCAAAAGCCATAAGGTCTTTAAAATCAAATGGTTTCTTGTCCATCAGCACCACCCCCATTCTATGTAGAATAGAGGTCAGCCACCCTGTAACACGGTTGTTCCTGTCCATATACTACCATATCGGGCAGCAGGCAGCAATCATCAAATTTTGATCTATGAATGTTACTCTTTTATTCCATCAGATTATCCGTATTCAATTATCAAGGTGCGCATAACTCTGCTATTTTCTTTGAAAAATCAATTTCACATCTGTACCCTAATATTTCTTCGTGTGCATATTTTTAAATGCGCATTTCCCACACCCGTATTGAATTTTAAAGCACAGAATCCATTTCACGACTATTTCTCAACCGTTCCATATCAGCTTTTTGATGCGTTACTTTTGCACACAATAGTAACGTTCCCCCCTTTGAACAGATTTCTCTCAGAGTTGGAAATACTTACCCACGCCAGTAGAAATTTTATTTTATTCATCCGGCCCGCCCAGGGGGGACTTATTCCATTATCGCCAGCCTTTCTGTTTCGCTCCACCATGTTGTTTTAAAATTATTCAAACCTGCATGAGAAATAGGTGCAGCAGAAATATATTCTTCATGATATACCCGAAACCTTTTGCACCTATGCGGAAGCCTAAGCATCCGTAGTGCCTTACTTTCAAGCTGTCGCGCCCTTTCCTTGTTCACACCCAGAGCCTGGCCTGTCTTCTCCAGGGTAAGCCCGTTCTCATACCTGAGATGGACAGCAGCCGGCAGGTCTCCGGGCAGCTGATCCACTGCCAGCCAGATCTCCCGGCTCATCTGCTCCCTGTCCAGTCTCCGGATGACATCCTCTTCCATATCCTCACCGGAAGGGACCGTGTCCCCTATATTAACATCACCTTCCAACCCCTGCACCGGTTCGTCCAAGCTTCGTATATTTCCCATCTGAGCCGCTTTCCTGATCTGTTCAAGTTTCTCCCAGCTGATGCACAGAAGACCGCACAGTTCCCGGTCTGATGGCTCACAGCCGCACTCCTGCCGGTATTCCCGGACAATCTTCTGGTACTGCCGGACTTCGTCCCCTGCGTTAAAAGAGAGCCGCACGGTCCGGCTGTTGTCTACGCAGATCCGCATCCGGCGTTTAATATAAAAGGCCGCGTAACTGATGAAGGACATGCCACGGGCCGGATCGTAGTTCCGGACGGCCTCACACAGCCCGATATAGCCTTCCTGTTCCAGGTCTTCCAGCTCTGCTCCTACAGAATACCGCCGGGCCATCATTGCTATAAATCCTTTGTTCTGTTTCCAGAGCTGCAGCATATTCTCTGACTTATTGTCTCCATTCCATATCCGGAGAACCAGCTGCTCATTCGTCTGTATTCTGTTTTCAAGGTTCATTGACATAAGCCGCCCACTCCCTTATAATTTGATTTATCGAATATTCAGAAGAGGGTTTGCCTGTTTGTGGCAGGCTCTTTTTATGTATCTGTCAGCCGTATACAGCAAAGCGGCACAGATAACAGAATTCCATTCTTCAAGGATATACAGCCTTTATCTCCTGATACGTCTATCAGCTCACCATCCAACTCATAGACTTTACTGTCGGCTGTCTGACTCTTTTTTATGCTCATCATTATATCTGCCCATGCTGTCGGGTATATGCTCATGCTCTGTCGGATATACGGATCTCCCTTTTCAATTATGGCCCTGCAATTTCTTTTCATATTTTGCTTTCCTTTCCAATTCATTTAATAACGCAAGTGTCAATTCTTTAGAAAATTCGGTTTTGTACTTTGCACAAAATGCACCTGTATCTCTGATCACTTTTTCCCAGTATGCCTCCGAATCTTCAATGCCCCAGTTTTCCTCGAGTATCTTCCAATAATCCCGGAACATTTCAAATTCTTCAGTACCCTTTTGTAGTTTTATTGCACTCATACTTTAAT